AAATTTATCCTTGCAGAAAAAGACATACCACAAGCATGGTATAATGTCATTGCAGACATGCCCAACAAGCCAATGAGTCCATTAAATCCGGCAACCAAATCTCCCCTAGCCGTAGAAGACCTCTATCCGATTTTTGCAGAAGAACTCTGTAAACAAGAATTAAACACTTCCGACGCATGGATAGAAATCCCCGAAGAAGTACGCGATATGTACAAAATATGGCGTCCTACTCCTCTTGTCAGAGCTTTGGGGCTCGAAAAAGCATTGGATACTCCTGC